TCTTCCTCTAAAGCTATCGCTTTGTTTCGTTGTCCCATTAATTCAACACATAATTGACTTTTACTCATTTTATGTATCGAATACATATAATCAAGATCCTTATTAATTTCTTCGGATTCTCTTTTATTATATTCTCTTTTATTATTATATAAAGACACACTTAAATCACCTTCTAATTTAGCAGATGATTGTTTTTCATGTATACTATCATCCCATTTAAAAGTTAATTTTGGTGGGTAAATTGTATGTGTGTCAGCTGAGAAATATTGTAAGGTACCATTACTACTTGATACATTTTCTTCAATAGTGTCAGAATTTTTTAATATAAATCCATAATTAGGAATACCTGTGGGATATGTTTGGGATGCATTTATACTTGCACTAAATTTTTGTACTATATTAGTAACATCTACATTTAAGTCTAATGAATCCGCATTTGAGAATGTTTGGGTTCCTTTGAATGAACTACCTGTGTACCATTCTCCCCCTCCTTTTGTAATAGAAACTGTAGTACTTATAGATCCTGTGGATCCTACTCTAAAACTTGAAGTTAACCATTTAGTTTGAGAAGAATCATTATCTTTATATAACCAAGATGACCCATTTGATGATATGGGTAGATTTGAATATTTACCTGTTCCTTCATTCCATGATGATGATAAAGGAAATACTTCTATGGATTGTTCAGATGATAAATTTTTATGTTCTGTGGAAAATAATTCTAAACTAGAGGTAAAATTATTAGATTTTGCAATAGCTAATTGAATGTCGGAATTAGAAAATTGTAATAATATTCTTGAGGGGTAATATAATGAATTATTATTTCCTTTTTCTTTTACAAGTTCAAGAATTTCATCATTACCCGCATTCATAGTACTCCTATTAGGATGACTATATAATGTAGTGTCTTTTTCGGGAAATATAGAGTAATATGCCATTTTAGTATGTTGTTACGCGTCCATTAATATCTTGATTTGGGTATTTTAATTCAAAAATACTTGGATCCATTGAAGGATATATAACACCTTTTTTTGTAGCTCCTACAAAATCATATTTGTATTGTGAGTACCCTAAAGAAAGGCCATTTTTATTTTCTAATGTTACTTTTTCAACTGTTTGTACACCAGTAATGCCCGCTAATAAATTAGATATCTCAGATATAATAATGGGTTGATTAACTTGCCATTTATCTATTAAATAATAATCTTTTAATTCAGATATACAATCTAATATAACGTTTTCATTATTATAATTCTTAAATGCAGTAATTTCAAAATCTAATTTAAAGTTAATTACAAATGCATCTTTAATATTAATTGCATCTGTTAACATTCTATATTGTTCCAAATAAGTAGACAAATTAGTTTTAGTAGCTGTGTTTAAAGTTGATAGGTGTTTGTTTTGGTTATATCCTAAAGTATATAAATTTAATGCTAGTGGATTAGGTATATTATTAGATTCTGTTGATAGTATAGATGTTTGATCATCTTGTGTTATGTAAGCTTTAGCTATTCTACCAAATTTAGAAGGTAAAGATAATGTTCTTATAATATAATCATCTTTTGTAACTGTTCTTTGTTGGGCAGAAAAATTAGCCATTGCATTTAATCTAATGTCTTCTATAGAATCTCCTGCTCCTCCTCCTGTTGCGGGTTCGGGATTATTAGATACTACAGATGATTTTACATAATTTAATAAACTATTATTTAGATTAGGTTTATTGACAGAAATTAAAGTGTCAATTTCAGTAATTGTATTAGACTGAACATTGGATTCTAAACCACCACCTACAACATATGTTATAGTTAAAGTTGTATTAGCAGGTGCTTGACCATAAGTTTTTGTAAATAAGAAATTAGAAGGGTCATATGCTTTATCTAATGCTGATCTACCATCATTTATCCCTAAACCTATATTGTCTGGATTAGGAATGATTTCTTCATCTGCTTTGTCGCTTGTACCAGCGCCAAATTGGATTTCTAATTGATTATTAGTTTTAAATCTTGTAATAAATCGTCTAGTTGATTTTTTTAGTTTTAAAAGAAATGGTGTTTGATTATTATATTGTTTTAATACAGGATCATTTGCTCCTGTGTTTTCAATTTCTTCAAAAATTGTATCTTGTGCTAAATATGGAACTTCAGACCAATTATTACCCTCACTATCTACTACTGATTCAATTGATATAATATTATTATCAAATAATTCTAATGTTTTAAATTTTTCAGCAGATCCTATGGTAAATGTTTGTGATTTAGTTTCACCCGAAATTGCTTTAGCTGATTTTTTTAATAAATAATATGCAGGATTATTATCACTATCATAAGAATATACAGAAATATTAGTAGGGTCTAAACCAGTTCCGTCATTTGAAGAAGATACATTAAAATTAACTTGATTATTTAAATAAAATTTAGGACCCTCAGTTGAATTAAAAACTGAATTAGGTGAAATTTTTAAAGCATAATCAAAATCAGGTATATAATTATTAGGACCTATTTCTTTTGAGGGGACTAACTGAAATATCTCTAAATTAACATTAGAAGCGGCTGTTACTCGGGGTTTATAACCCATAGCGTATGCCATATTATATAAATTTTCTCTTTCTTGAGCTAAAGATAGAAAGGTTTCACGTAATTGGGTATCAGTGTAAAATGATAAAACATCACCAACGTAAGCAGCCATTTCAAGAAACATCATTCCTGGGTTACCTTCGCTAAAATCATTAAAATTATTAGGAAAATAAACTTCCGCAAATTCCATTAATTGATTTTTATAAGAATTAAAATCCTTATTAAGATATTTTACATCTTTATCCTGTGTTTTATTTGATACTTTACTATAGGCCATTTTTATATATTATTAACCATTTCCACGAGGGAAGTATGATGAGTTAAAGTTTAATTGAATGGCGTCTGATGATCCATCTAAATTAAAACTATATGATATTACTATAAATAACTTATATTCATCTTCTATAGAATTTACGTCTACACCTGATAAAGATATTGTAGGTATGTAAAATTCTATTTGAGTGTTGATTTTTTCTTTTAAAACTTCTACATCTAAATTAGGTTCAAATAATAGATTTTTTAATCCTACACCAAAATTTGGTTCATTTACACGTTCACCCGGTTCAGTTAATAATAAATTAATTAAATTACTTTTAACTTGTTCTTTAAGTGTTTGTGTACCTTTAAACATATTAACGTTATCTAGAGGAAAGGCAACTCCAATAGTGACATTTTTATTAATGTCTAATGGACTTATTCTTCTATTTCCGTTAACATATGCCATTAGGGTCTACTATTTTTCTTTTTATCTATAGCTCTCATTAATTCGCGATAATCTCTATTTACTACATTTGAAACTTCAGTGGGCATTGGTGCTTCTGGTGTTAATGTTGATTCAAGATTTGTATTTCCTTGAGCGGTTTCATTAAGTAAATCATTTAACGCTCCATTAGATGTAAAACTTTGAGCTATGGGTTTACCCATAATTTTCTCTTTTAAAGAAGATTGTATATTTTGGGGTATAGGTGTACGTTGTATTTGTTGTTCTACAATTGTAGGTTTTAATTCATCACGTAAATCTTCCTTAAGTGTTTTAATTTCACGTCGAAGAGCATAGTCAATTTCTTCTCTTACGACTTTTCTGATTAATTTTTCGAAAACTGTTGCTTTCATATTAAATAATGTTTGTTAATAAATATAATTAAATTAAGCAATTCGATAACGAATTACTTGGAAATTTGCATTTCGTATTCTTTCTATAGTTCCTGGTAATAAATCATCTTCTATAAGAGTAATGTCAGCTTCATCAGGTGCGTCATTTATAGCATCAGCATAATCTTCATCTTCCATAGAATCTCCTTCTACATCACACATTAAAATATATTTTAAATAAAAAGCTTCAATTAGTGATATTACAACTGTTATTAATCCTTTTATTGTATTTATTGCTACTAAAGCTAAAGTTATTACTTTCATAGGTATTAATACTTTTTCTGTTATTTTAGCTATTTTTTTCTCAAAAACTTTTATTGAATTTTTAATTTCTTCAGCT